CCAGACCAAGCGTAGTTCATGCGGCGACCCTCACCCGCGCTCTCGGCGGTGACGAAATCGCTCTTGCGAAGCGAGGACAGAGCCGTACCGATCTGACCGCCGATGCTGTCTGGAACATTGATCCCCGCAGAAGCGTAGCACTCTCGCACCAGACCCTCAATCGCATCCGTACCCATCGGGACGGACGAGTTCTGGAGGATCTCAGACACGACTGTCTTCACTCCCTTGCCGCCGGGGCCATGCGGACGGCGACCCGCTGTGCTGAGTTCGACGCTTTCACGGGCGACCTTCTTGACAGGCTTCGCCTTCACATCCTTCTTGACAGGCTTCGCCTTCGCATCCTTCTTGACGGGCTTCGCAACGATCTTCTGTGCGGCAACGGGCTTGCGCTGCGGAGCAGGAGCCTCGCCCGTATTCATCAACGATCCGATCTGCGAGGCGACATGAGCGCGGAGTGCGGTCTGACGCTGCGTATCGGAACCTGCCAGACGGTCGAACTCAGTCGTAGCGGTCTGGAGAGTCTGAGCGAACTTCGCCATCGCCGCGAAGTAAATCGCGGGAGAGATGCGGAGCGCGTTGCAGACTGCAAGCGGGTTTGCGGACGGGGGAAGGACGCTGTTCTGTGCTTTACGTGGCATATTGAAAACTCCTGCGGGGCTTTGAAAATTGCTTCCCTCGCCCGCGAGGGGAAGCACCTTCCTCAGACCAATGCGCGGTCATGGAGGAAGGAGTTTGCTTGTTAGTTACTTGCTTGCCGGGACAATGTTCTTGATCACCGTGACCGAAGACCGCACCTTCGGCTTGCGGGGCTTCGCCGCCTTAACGGGCTTGCACCCGCGAGACTGAAGAGCGGCGTTGTACGCGGCTTCCAGAGCGGCGAACTGATCGTCGTTCATCTCTCCCGTGATCTCGGCGCTGCCGTCAGCGACGAACACGGTGGCGACTTCTCCCATGATGGATGAGTTCGGAGACTTCGGCGTGGAGCCAATCGGCTCAAGCACGCTTCCTGCACCGAAACGCTTCTCCCACATTTTGCGGATGTGTTCTGCACCACCCGCGACAACTGGCACTCCCGCCGCTTCGGATTCAACGGCGCGTGAGTGACGAATCGCAAGTTCAGCGGAAAGAGCAGCCGCCTGATCTGCGGTCAGTCGGGGGAATGTCCATTCAATGATCCACTCCGCAAGAGGCGCAGACTTCATGGATTCCTTCACGGGAGCTCCGATCTGGAATCCCGTGCCGATCACGGCAACGGTCGTGCCGCTGAAGGTCTGCTTGGCGTTGTCAATGACGAACTCGCGGTCGGAGGACTCCGATGCCTTGAGCGTCGATGTGAGGCTTGCCTTGCGAACCATGTTTGATGCGACTGCCGAAGCAACACTATTGAAGAGACTGTTCATTGCCTGTCCTTTTCTAATGCCGTTCCCGTTTTGGGATTTGGCGTTCTAGGAATTGTTCCCCCACCGTGGGGGAGTTGTATCTGAACTTACGCCGGGACTATGTGCCAGTCAAGCGCCTCGTTACACTTATTCACAAAATTATGAGATATTTTCTGCCCAAGATATCCTCCCCTTTTTTATTTCGGGGAGGAAAGGATCTGGACTTCTATATCCGCCCCATGCCGGGACGATGGTATTCCCCCGTTGTCAGGAAGGAACACCGATCTGAACGCACTCGCCGTATGGAGGCTTTTGTGAAGTGGTCATCACCCAAATGACATCCATGCTTGGCTTCTCCCCGAACTCGCCGTAACCGTCCGTAATGTAAACCACAACATCAACGGAAACACGATTGTCTTCAAGGTGCGTGAACACAGGTCGGAAGTCAGTTCCACCGCCACCCTCGTACTTCGTCGGTACGGATTCGGTAGCGTCAAGCCATCGTCCCTGATGAACTGCGGCATCGCAGTCCATCAGATAGATGGAGCATCCGAACTGTGTGCGGATTTCCTCCAACTCCGCAACCGCCTGAGCGATCTCCATCTCGCCAATCGACCCCGAAGTGTCAACGGCGAAGCCAATGCGCGGAGTTTTGAATCCGCACGGAGATGGCAGATACATATCCTGCCAGACGAATCGACGGTTCGGTGGGAGGAACTGGTAGTCATCGCGGCGGTCGCGGGTCACGCCGAAGCGAATGTACTGGCGCAACTTCTCGCTCCAAGCGACTTTGCTGTCCACCTTCTCCGACACCATGCGCTCCAGACCTTCAGGCAACTCGCCCTGCTGCTTCGCGTAGGCGGCAGCACGGGCAATCGCCCTGTCCCAATCCTGCTCCTTGGTTCGCTCCTCGTCGCCGCGCTCACGCGCGATCTTCTCGCCGTTGTTCGGTTCGCCGCCCTGCGGGTTGTCATCGTCCATATCCTTGCCTGTGCCGCCGCCCTTGCCGCCCTTGCCTTCGCGGAGCAGCTCTTCGTAAACTTGCTCCGAAGTCAGGTCGCGGTACTTCTCGTCAAGGCATCCCCCTTCGATCCACGAATCGCGTCCCATCTGATCCAAAAGAATCAGGTTCTCAGCGAAGTCATTCGCAAAGTTCCAAATCAAGGGATCACGGTTGAGTCGGCGGTCGAAGTGGCTGAAAGCGACATGACCGATCTCATGCGCGATCAGGAAGCACAACTGCTTGTCGCTGAGCTTGTCCATGAACGCTCGCCCAAGACGGATGTTGCCGCATTTGTCAACGCAAGCGGTTGGAACATCGGAGATGAAGAACTTGCATCCCGCCGTGAGGAATCCCCAAAACGGCATATAACGATACAAGGTCATGCAGCATCCGTCAATGCGCTTCTGGCGTTCGTTGTCATCTCCGCTCAGAACGGCTGCTCCAGAGTAGGTTGTTGCGGAAAGGGAGGAGGCAGGGGTGACCGTAGCCACCCCTGCCTTGCCGTTGGTGATGTTGGACTTCTTAGCCATGACTTGCTCCTTGCCGGGACGATGTGAGCATCACTTGCGGATGCCGTATCGGTCGATCAGTTCGCTGTGCTGCGTGACCCACTTGTGAGCGGACTTCGCGCTGAGAACTGCCTTGCGAACATCCATGTTGCCAACCATCGAACGAACGATGAACAGGCAGGTGATTTCGGGAGGCATCGTTCCCGCGATCTCACACGCCCTGTCGGTGTTCGCGGCAATAAACTTCGCATCTCCACGGAGGAGTCGCGAGGACAAGCCCATCGCCACCGCATAGGACACGCTGACCCGCTTCGGATCGTGCGTGAACCGTTCCTTACCCGCGAGGAGCGCGTCAAGGTCTGGCATATCCTTCAGTTCGCGGCGGTAGCCATCGAACTCCGCTGCGGCTCCCTTGCCGATGATTCCCGTGACGAACTCCATATCGTCCGTTCCAGAGCTGATCAACTGGCTCACGCGATCCCAAGCGCGGGGCGAAGCGAAATTCTCGTACTCGTCCTTTGGATCGGTGGAGAGCAGGGCGGGACGAAAGTTCAAGAATCCCACAACATCGTCATGGACACCCGCGCCGAAAGCCCATGTAGTCCAAGACTTGACATCGGGTTCGTAATTCACAATCGCGAATCGGTTGCGGAGGGGAGCCGACATCGGCTGCACATGGGCGCGGTGCGAAGACTTGTTTCCCGCTGCACACACATACCAACCGTCACCCAACTTGTGGGAACCGCACTTGCGGTCGAGAATGATCTGGAGAGCGGCGTTCTGCACCGACACCGAAGCGGTGTTCAGTTCGTCGAAGAACAGAATGCCCTCGCCGTCTTGCGGGATGAAGTCAGGTCGCGCCCAAGCGACATTTGCACCGCTCTCGCCGCGCTCGATGAGCGGCAGACCACGAAGGTCAACGGGGTCGAGCATGGAGAGGCGCACATCAATCACGCGCTTGCCCTCCGCTGCCTGATGGACTTGCTGAGACTTGCCCACTCCGGGCGCTCCGAAGATGAAGCAGGGGATGTTGGCGCGACGATAGGTCTTGATAGTGTCAACGAGATTCATGGTGTTCCTGCCTGAGTGATTGGTGCTTGCCGCCCCACACGGGGCTATGTCTAGTTCCCTGCCGGGACGATGCTCATCGTCCCATCATCTTGATAAGTCTACGAGCAGCGATAATTCCACGGCGCTGCTTGGCTGCGGTGTTGAGAAACTCGTAGAGACACGGAGCCTCTCCGATCCAACCAACGAGCCTGTCTGGTGTTTTTTCGGTGCAATGGTTCAGTCCCTGACGAAGCCAACCATGCACGGATGCGCTGTCCTCGCTCCAAGGACTTGCATCACGGATCAGGCAGTCATGCGCTCGTAGGCTGCGGTCTGCCTTTGTGCGCCACCTCGTACCGATATGCGGCACAAGGTGGTCGATCAACGATTGACCCCTTTCGCCGCATGGATTGACATGGTATGCCATTCCACTCAATA